ATCTAGTACATCTTCTCCGATGTGGACTAAATCTGGATTTAGTCCACCATGTGTTGTTGCATAATCTTCTTTGACTGTCAAACTTATGACGTACGGAAATCTACGTAAAGCAGCCAAAGCATCATTATACAAGTGTTTTGCATTCAAATCTCTGCAGTTTGTTGTTGCCATAACAAGTTTTGGCATACAAACTACATTTCCTTTATCCTTTAGGTCAGCCATATTAACAATAAATGCAGTATTGTTATTGACTTGAATGATTTCATTCTGTGATGCTTCACGTATTGAAGTGATTTTATTGATATTTTCATAACCAATATCATCAAAAACAATACACCACATACAGGATTTGAAATTCGACCAGTACTCATCTTGGAAGTTTCTGACATATTTGCTATCAGCAGTCATAGTCAGACCTTCAACATCAGCAAAGAATGATTGCAGGATATCAAGAAAGGAAGTTTTTCCACAATTTGGTGGTGAATGCACCAGCAAACTGAGGGGAGCAGGTCTCGTTGTCATTGCCAAGAGACTTGGTTGCTGTTTTGTCAGTTCAATTCTTAGGCGAACTAAGTCAGAACTGACCACACCCTTCGTGTACTTTGTGAGCACTTTCAGCATCTCCTCACCCTCATCAATAAGCTTTTCGATATTTCTTATAATATCTTGAATACTTATTTGCTTGGTCAAATCAGGATGATTCAAATTTGCAATGTCTACATCTAAATTAGAAACATCATTGGCCCATTTTTTATATGAGTCTTCATGATGCCAAAAAGTTAGCATAGAGCCAGATTTGATCATCTGAAAGCCCTGCTTCAGCAGAAACAAAAGACTATGAACTATATCCAATATAGAGCTAACATCCATGTTAACTCGACTCAAATTGAATTTTCGTTCAAAACTTTCGTATCTACTCATTGACGAGGCGTCGCTGGGGACTAAGTCCAAAAATATAGTCCACAAGTACAGTATGAGCTGTTTCACTTTCTTGTATACTACTGAGGTTTTGATACTATCAAAATGTCGAAACATGCCTAACATGCTATCAACATTTGATTCAAAACCTGCAGTAGTATCTTTCCCTGCCTGCATTTGTAATAGATAAGGTTCAATATGCTTTGAAAAGAAATTTAAAGCACATTGTATTATATCTATAACATTTGTCTTGAAGACATGCTTCACGAAGTGGGTGATCGAAACACTAATATCCATAATGCCGTGTGATCTATACAGATCGTACATTAATAGAATGCTAGCTTCAATCAATCCTGTCGTGTCAATATTATTGCATTTTGAAAGCAAATCTAATATTGGTTGACATTCCGATTGCATACCTCCTTGCATCATCACTTGCTTCACATCACGCAAACGTTTAATATTGTATTTCCTTTTACTAGTGTTGGATTGTTTACCAACAATGGTAGAATTAGAAACACCTTTAAAGTTCACTTTTGTGTCATGCAACAATTTTCCATATCTATCTACATTAGCCTTCTCTTGTTTAAGGAGAATCTTGTAGATACGCTTTCTCTCAATTTCAGAGGCCTGTTCTTGTTCAAGTTTCTTAGTATCTTCTGCCTCAACTTTTGTTTGGTTATTAGAAGTCTTTCGACTGTTCTTTCTAACCGAGGATGTTGATTTGTGGGTAGTGTTTGTCACCGAGGTAACGGGTAGCGAGATAATATTTGAAACTCCGCGCATTGTTAACAGGTTGCGTCGACGCACTTTCCGAAGGCACGCGGTATTAGCATAACCATATAGGCAATAGTAGGCACCCTATCTTTAAGGTCTACCGTCATGCTAGGTTCCGATTGGGGTTCGCTCTTTCTCAGATGGATTGCGACACCAGGAATGGGGACCTGGTGTTTTCGCAAACATTGGCATAGTAGAACTTCACAACGGGTTAGGCTGGAGCGGTACCATAACGTAGCCGGCAAAAGAGTCCAAGCACGGGATTATTTAGCAGATTAATGTTCCAGGGTGGAAATAAATTTCCGAGCGAAAAGGGGGGGGTTACCAATTTTATTTTTATTAAGGGCGCTGGCAAGCGCCCTAAACGTCCATTATAGGTTGGACGAAACCAGAAAAAACATATTAGTATAGTGTAACATATTATACGATGCGAACACAGTATAATTGTCCGG